TCAACTCTCTTCCGGCTTATCCAGAGTTTCCAATTCTTCTATACATTCTTGCACTTGATCTCCAAGCAGAGCAAATGCATACTCTTGATCCTCGATCAGGTCTGTTGTTGTACTGGCCATGTACAACAATGCTTTTATTCCCCTCATTTTATCTACTAATTCTTCTTTATACATAAAAATACCTCCTACATGCGACATTAGCACATAGGAGGTATGTTTACAATGTTTTCTGTATTTACGAGAATCGGATGTACAATATGTACTTTTGCTCAAAAAAATATCTCCTTTTAGTTCATGACAAAACATCAATTCGCTAAAAGGAGACATATGAAGAACCGCATCAACTAACTTATACGATCTTTTTTATTTTACCAATAAACGCCAGGTCTATTTATTATCGACCCAGATTTTAAAGGCTCTTTTTCCATAATCTCTGGCATAAATAACTCTACCATCTTTATTCCTCTTGGAGGCTCTAAAAATATACATAAAGCCCATCCCCCTTTCGCAATTTCTAGTTGCGAAAGTTTTCTTGCAGTGCTATAATAATATCGTCAAATACATATAGCGTTAGTTGACTGCTTAAAAGCTTTCAACAACCAGCCAAGCATCTTGTGTGCTTGGTTTTTTCTATGTTATGAGAAAAATCCTCTTAACATCATTTTCTGAATGAGTCATACTGAATTTTTGCTGCTTGTAACGACATGCCGCATTTATCAGAAATTTCTTGAGGTGACATGTTTCGGGTGAGACTGTACGGGGCCATAAGTTCACCAGCAAAAGTATTTGCTTGCCATTCAGGATCTCTATAAGCTGGGATTTCACCACGTGCAAAGCTTACTCTATCTGGCGTATGTAATAAAGCATGCCCCAATTCATGGCAGAGCGTAAATCTGTCTCTTGGCACTCCATTTTTTGCGCCTATATAAACATCTTCTCGAATATATAGTGTGTTTTTATCCATATTTGTAAGACCATATGTATCGCGCATTTCGCATACATCCAATATTTCAAAATCTAATCCCAGTTCAGGCAAACACCATTCTATAAATTCAACAATCGGGAAAAATAATGTATTTTCCAGTCCAAAAAGTTTTCGAAATTCCATCACAATATTTCGAATACTTTTCCTTGACATAGGTTCAACCGAAACGTTCTCCATTTACGCCCTCCTCTATTATATATTGAATTTCTTTCTCAGATTTTCTTTTTCATGATCTGACATATCGTTAATTTTTCTGGCAAACGCAAGCATAAGATCTGTATCACTCTCATTTATATCATGTATTCTAAGTGTATTTACTCGCCTTGCTTCATCTATACTTTCGCATAATTCAGCATATGATTCTTCGTCAAGATTGTAATGAGCTTTGATTTTATACTTCCAATCAACCGGCGGCTTAGCTTTTCCGTTTTCAGTTTTTGACAAGAAAGCCGGTGAAACACCTAAACATTCCGCCATTTCTAACAGAAGCTCATTATGGTCTATTCGTAATTTACGACTTATTTTACCAAATCTGTTCAGCATACCTTGTCCTCCACTTTTGCACAACTTCTTTCATTTACAATTGTTATTTTATCTCATATTGGAAAGTCTGTCAACCATATATTTGTTAATTTTATTAACTATATTTTAGGTTAATTGCTAATTTTCAGTAATGAGACGAGGTAAATGTTCCTCGGCTCACATATTAAAACAACTGGAATCTGTCGATGTGATGTCCGACTGCTCCGGCATAACCGTCCTGTCCGTTTCCTGTCTCATTATTGTACTGCCAACTGTAATAGTTACCATTAACAGGGCTGACACGATACTGTGCTTTCTGCGTGCTACCATCCGGCGCATGATAGATTACACGAACTGCATCAATCGGCTTATGGTTTCCGGCATAGCCATTGTTGTTGTCGTTCCAGCTGCATCCGGTAACCATCGGTAACCAACCGCCACCAAGAATGTGCACGCCATACTCAACTGAGCCTACGTCACAACGAATTTTAACGTCTGTGATCGGTAAGCCACGAACTCCAGCATAGTCAGCCAGATTGCATACTTCTGGATATTCCTTTCCTCCGGCACGGACAGCGTAATGAAATTCAACAGCTGCATTGTAGTAACCGCCGGATGGCTGCGCACTTTCTTTTGTGCTCGTTTCTACATTTTCTTTGCGTCCGCCATAATCAACATCACAAAGTTTTAACAAATGCGTAAACTTATTCTGATTTATGTGTGCAATTCTAACGCCATATCGAGAACCATCTGCGGCGATATAATGATCATTTCCGAGATAAATACCGATGTGTCCAGGCATCCATACCGCCCAACCGATGTAATCGTTTGATCTTAATTCGATTGGTTTAACTTCTTTCGCTGTAGCCTTATACTGTCCGGAACCACGGACGATACCGGTGTACCAGCTGATCAGTCCTGAACAGTCTACACACGCTTGTCCGGCTTTGGAATCATCTGACGGCCAGACGGCATTACTTCCGTAAATACGTCTTAAATTTTGGATTGCTTCAAGGGACATTACCTGTCCCTTTGCACCGTACACGTACGGAGTACCAATTTTAGATTTTGCAAAATCAATTAATCCCTGTACTGTCTTTGCCATATTATTTATCCTCACTTTCTGTATTTTTGTTCTGGATATACTGTTTAAACGTCTGGTGTAATCCGGTTGATGCCCAACCACTTACAAGCCCAGTCAACAGGATCTGTGGACTGATCTGCCATCCTGCTGACCACACAGCAAGGAACACGCCAAGTACTGCACAAATGGTCGGGATGTATTTGTTATCCACGTCCTTAATGTAGCCTTTAATAAGTGCGCCAACGCAAAGGCAAACTCCCACGATCACCGGCACTATATAATCTGTTAAAAATCCTAAATCTAACATAATTACCTCTCTTTCTGCTTCAGATGAAGCTCTTCAATTTCATTTTTCATTTTTGTTACCATACCGTTGCCGCCCAGAGCGTGATACGCATCGTACATTTCGCAAAAGTTCTGGTATGCGTATGACGGGATCTCCCCAAGTCGCATATACTTATCGTGATACTCGATCAGCTGCACTCTCAGAAGGAGCATTGTTCCGCGGCTGTTTGCATCTCTATCACATTTCTGATTTTTGAGAAGCCATACAATATATCCCAATGCAACAGGGAGTGCCACTGTGTATGTCTGCATTAAAAATTCTCCCAATGTTTTACCTCCTTCCTCGATTATTCCGGCAGAGCTACTGGCATCCACCTCCTCGCAGATGCCTCATTCACTCACAGATTTGCCGGGCAAATAAAAAAGAACCGATACTGTAAATTAATACAATATCGGCTCTTAGGCGCTGTTTTTATTTTTCTTTATTATACCGCGAATTTTGCGCCGGCGCAACACGCAAACATTCTTGTCGGCCTCTGATATGGCTTCAATTTTTCCCAATCCATTCAATACAGTTTCTTGTCGCTAAACAGCAATATTGTAACCAAATTAAGCACATATACCATGACATCGACAGATGATACGAGACAAAATGGCTACAGTGTTGGCTGGATGGTGGGTACAAACGAGGGATATATAACATTTAATGTGACGTGGATCTGTTTACAATTTAAGATTGCTTCTACAACCTGCGCTTACCGAATTAAATTTGGCAATAATGCTTTTAGTGCATGGAAAGGTGTATAGTTCTAAATTAATCCAAATATATGGCTGCTTTAGTCGAGTATGTCGCATTTTTGGATGTTATGCGTACAGTTCCATTATCTAAAATATCTACCGTAAAGGTATCTGAGCTTGGATTAACTAACGCCTGTACTGCTTTAGTCTTAGTGTCGTAAAACAGCAGGGATGTTTGACTATAAGTTTGTTTGCCAAATATAACCAGTGCTGATCTGTTTTTCTGCAAATAAATAATGCTGGTTTTGTCGTAACCCTGTTTTTGGATATCGGCTTTGGTTGCAATATTGCTGTTTAGCGCCGTGATCTTCTCATCGATAACCTTACCCTGTGCCGCCGCAAGTGGCAAGTCGGCTCTGTCGGACAACAGATTATTTACACAGTTGGATTTTACCCAGCCTATTAATTTAATTCCAAGTTGTTTTAAAACCTCTTTTAAAGACATACTATTCTACCTCCTTTGTGCTCTGTAGATCTGTAAGCTGTGTTTCAAGTTCGTTTTTCTCGTCGGCAAGTTCACTCATGCGTGCGATCTCTGGCTCGTAGTCGGATATTGAAGCACGCCCTGTTGCAATTTTGATACCGATATAATCCAGGGTTTTAAATTCTGCATCTATGGCAGCAATCCTGCTCTCCGTCTCTGTCACCTTCGCAAGTCGCTCCTGTTCCTGTTTCTGTTCTTCCGTCAATTCCGGAGTAACTGGATCTGGTTCCGATACTGGCTCTGTGTAAACAGATCCGTCGTTGCTTAAGACCACCGTGGATCCATCGACTTTATAGACTGTAGTGTAACCACAAATAGTCGCTTCCAGTTCGCCACCAGCTGTAAGTAAGTCCATAGTTCCAGCGAACTTGATATTGTCGGTCTCTGACGAAAACATGATTTTTAAAAGATTTCCATCTTTTTCGATACCTTCTATATCATATTCTTTCTTTTTAATTCTCAGTTTTTCCATGTTCAGTCATCTCCTTTCGTAATATCATCCCAAAATGTGTCAAATTGCTCCTGCGTCATAAAGTTGTCTCGAAGCTCTATAATATCTTCTCGCGCCTGCAGATCTGTTGCTCCGGTTTTACCATCGTTGTAGCAAGTTTCGATTCCGGATGCTATAGCCTCTCGGACATCCTTTCCATACCGTGCCTGTCGGATGGACTTTAAATAAGTAGTAATATCTGCTGCCATACCTATTCCCCCTCTTCCTGTCCTGTGATACTGTCTTGTGTGTCTGTAACCGGTTTTGCTTCCAATTCGTCATTTTTGGGCATACTGCTATATTCCATTTTCCCGCCTCCTTATTAATAATCGGTTTTTTCGCTGGACCACCCTGTTATAAGTCCATTGCTTACGCTAAGTGTTGTCCTTGTTACGCTTGTTATCTTTCCATCTGTCCACGATAATCCAGATATAAACGATGGGGATCCGCTTACAGTTGGCAGATTCCACTTCTTTATAAATCCATTCTCGATTGTTACTCCATCGCCACATCCCTGAAACATGGTTCCGTTTGCTCCATTTCTTATATACGGGGTTTCGTCTTTATAGGTATTTGAATCCGTTTTAAAAACATAATGTATTTTTCCGTCTGATTCCTTGCACCCAAGTGCTAATGTGTCGCCTTGGTCACACCACATGTTCACTCCAACACGATCTGAGGATGTATCTTTTACTGCTCCGATACTACCAACATAATTTCCATCATCATTCCAGGCGTAAAATTTAACTTGGTTGTTTTCTATATCCAGCGATTTAACGCCAGATGCCGTTGTTTGCGAAAATGTTCCGGTTACATGTATCTCGCCTGTTTTCATGTTCCAGAACGATTTATTCAGAACGTCCTTAAGCATTCCGGTTTTTATCAGTTCTGCGGACAATACTCCTGTCGTAATAAAATCTGCAACTATAGATCCATCCATAGTCATAGCCAATCCATATGGTCCGTCGATACCACTGGAAGAATATCCAAGTCCGTTTAGGTTCCAGCGCCATACCTTCTTTGCAGTTTTCGGGTCATTCGTGTCCATGATAAAAAGCTCGCTCGTGGTCTTATATACATATCCGCCCATAGCACTTGTAATAAGTGCTGTTGCGTTATCCTTTGCCGCCTGCAACATAGACTTTTCCTGCGGTAGGCTCTGCTCCAATGTTTTTACAGAGCTTGCAACCTGCTGTGTGTATGTCTTTTTCAAAGTGTTGCTTAAAACCACGGTATTCTTTTCCGGACTTTGCAAATACGTGGTCTTTTTTTGTAATGGGAATCTTGTATCCATTCCAAACGGATCTGCAAGTGTACGCACCATATCCCCAACCTCATAGGTATCTAAGTCTGCATTTAGCATCGACATATCAACTGCCGTCAGCTCCAAGGTCATGGTTTCGTACTGGTTACTCTTTAGCCATTCCTCCGCCTTTTTCTTTAAATTAACCGGTTCGGTTACATCCTCCCAATTTACAACCTTTCGGATCCATCCAAAATGATCTACTGCGCTCTGGATAAACACATAGTCCTTGCCACTATTTACAGACTCTATCGTTGTATATGCATCCAATCCCTCTATTACGCTCTGGTCCAGTCTTGCACCTAATGGTATAACTGCAGTTGCTATATCTGTACCTGATGTGCCACATGTAAAATCCAGTAAGTTGTAGCCAAACTGAATAGGCTGTGCACATACTTTCCCATAATCTTCCAAAGTAACGAGATCCAGATACCTTGTACCGTCTACCTTGCGGATTCTCAAATATCCGCTTAATCGGTCGCATAATTTATCTCTCAAATCTGTAAGCGTATCTTCTCGGTTTGTAAATCGGTATATGCTATCGTTCGAATCTTTTACTGTAACTGCTCCGACCTCAAATCGTTTTTCTTTCTCGACTTGGCTATTGTGGATAGTAAGCAACTTAGAAAAAAACTGTAGCGGTGTTTGGTCTTGGTACTTTGCCTGTGGCTGGATAGAGTCGTATAAAAAAGCAAGTTCTCCAACGCACTTCACATCCTTTTCGCCATCCAGTCCCTCACTGCATTCCCTTACCTGCCCACAAAAGATTTCATTTCCGTCTTTTAAAACTTGTACCATGCTCACACGGTTTTCGATATCCCCATACAGTGGATTCGTACAAGGCACCGTAAATTCAAACGTCCCTGCGTCATTCAACGCCTGTGTCAACTTGGCATCACATATTACAGCCTGTTTATCATTCTGGTAATATAATGTTTTCCCATCGAGTAAAACTTCGTATATCATAAGTATGCTCCTCTATAATTCACAGTCACGGTTCCAGATCCTGTGAAATTAAGTGTTACGTCATTCTCTACAACAATGGCAGGGAAACGATATGTTCCGTCCTTAGACATATCATAGGTTCGTCCTGCGTATGTCAACTTGAGCGCATTTGCATTTTTTACTGTAAACTCCGGCACCTGTGGCATAATTCCGCCAGTTAAAACCATGTCTTTGTTATATACATTAACGGCAACCTCTTTGTATTCCCGTAGTGTTCCCTCTTCGAAGTCGAAAGTATCCCAGAGCCAATCCTCTGCTGTACTGCAGATATCATATTTAAACGGTTCTGCGGTTCCGCTTAAGGTTATAGTTCCAACACTTCTCTTTGTCTTGCTCCGATCAACAGACAGCCGGCATACATAGTAGTGGCTCAGATCATTATCCACGATCACATTACATTTTTTTCCGTGGATCATTGCGGCAATCTTGGATGTTGCCACATCCCATAAATCAAAATTCCCACGAAGTGCAAACTCAAATGTTACGCCGTTCCGATCCTCATATAAAATTCGTCCAAATACCTCCGACAAATCAATATTGCCGGAAGCACCTGGTACAGATATATAATTGGTTTTTGGATTCGGAAAAGGAATGCTAAAGGTTGTCATTTTAAGCCCTAAATCCCGGTAAGTGTGTACTCCGTTTATAGTTATTCCAAACTCTCCCATACATCCTCCTTACGTTCTTACTGCGGCTAAATTTGCCAATGCGTAGTCTACATGTGGTGCTACAAGTGTTCCAACTCTCTTACCATCCATGTTTACAGCCATTCCGGTCAGGGCATTTGCTACTCTGTTACCCAACGTGTCATAATCAATTCCAAGGTTCATGTTCTCTGCATACGATCCGCTGCCGACAAAGTTTGCTTTCATGGTGCCGACATTTGCTTTAATAGATTTATTAAGCGTGTCGTACGGATTATAATCTGCGATAGGCTCATCCATACCGGCGATACACATTTCTCCAACCCACTTAAACTTACGAGATGGGGAATGGATTCCAAGAGCGTCCTTAAATCCTTTTAATAGATTGTCCGCCAACTTCTTAACCTTATCCTGCAGATTTGACCAAGAGTTTTTGATACCTTTCCACAATCCATCTACTATATTTTTTCCGATATTTTTTATCGTTTCTGGAAGATTTGTGATGCCATTAACAATAGAATCGAATAGCCCTTTAGCGGCAGCTGTTCCCTTTGCCACAAGGTTGTCTTTCCATGTTGCTATTTTTGCCAGGGTCTGTGCGAGCCAATTCGCTATATTACCAGGCAACTCCGAGATAAATGTAATTACATTATCTATAAAGTTTTGACCGGCAGTTTTTGCCTTTGCAACGGTCTCAACCGCCCATGCCTCGACTTCTTTTATTGTTTTTGCAAGCCAATCTGCAAATTTTCCGGGTAATTCCGAGATAAATGTAACAACAGAGTTTATAAATTCTGGAATAGCTGTTGTCGCCCATGCTATTAAATTTAGTCCAAATTCTACAACTTTTCCGGCCGCAAACCCAAGCCAATATGCTATTTTTTCTGGCAACTCCGAGATAAACGTAATCGCACTGTCTACCATGTTCGATATAGCTGTGGTTACAGTGGTATATACGTTTTGCCCCCATTCTGCAAGTCGGTCTGGAAGCTGTGCAAACCAATCTATAATAGACTGTATAAAATTTGGTATCGTTTCTGTAAAAAATGATACGATTGCATCTAAAGCCGCTGAAGCCGCTTCTTTGATGGTTCCCCAGAGATTTATCCAAAATTCACGGAAGCTATCGCAATTGTTCCAGAGATATATAAACCCGGCTACTAATGCGACTATAAGTGCTATCAATGCGCCTATCGGGTTCGCCAATATAGCGGCATTCAGTCCATTCATAGCAATGGTCAAAGCATTCAAAGCTGTCGAGAATCCCGTGGCTACTTTCCACGCTATAAATCCTGCGATCAATGGTGTCAGCACGCCCAGTACTATAGTCATGTTGTCTGCACACCACTGTAATCCCTGGACAATCAACTCAAGCGCCGGTTCCACGTCTTGGAACAGCTCTATAGCCAGGTTGGATGCGCTCTGCTTTAATCGTTCTGTCCTCTTTTCGAACGTATCGGACATAGTGTTATAGGCGCTCTCAGTAGTGCCTGCAGAGTCTGCCAAGGATGTAAGGCTGTCGTTAAATGTGTCCGTGCCTTGCGATACGATAGCACTTGCAGCCATTCCACCCTCTGCACTGCTCCACAAGTTTGCAAACGCTTCTGTGTCTCCGTCGCAAGAATCGGATATGATCTGGAGCACATCACCAAGGCTGTATCCGTCGTTCATCAGCTGTCCAAACGATTTTCCGGTCTTATCTTGTAAGATTCCGGCTGCTGTAGATCCAGAATCGCCCAACTCTTTAATTAACGAGTTAAGGTATGTCGTGCCCTCTGCTGTACTGATACCGTTTTTTGTAAGCGATATGTACGCTGCGCACAGGTTATCCAGATTAACACCGTAGTTAGATCCTGTCGCAATAGCTTTGCCCATGCTAGAGGCAAGCTCATCTACAGTAGTTACGCCTTTGTTCTGGACAACAAGTAACTTATCGGAAACGCTTTCGGCATCACTGGCATTCATTTTGTAGGCATTAATAGCCGTTGTTAATGCGCCCATTGCTGTGGATGCATCCGTATAACCGCCAATCGAGAGCTTATTCGCTACGTCTACAGCTCCAAGGCATTCCGCCATATCCTCCGTAACCGGAATACCGGCAGACATAGCCTGGTATAAAGATTCGTTCAGCTCACTTGCTGCTGTACCGGAGCTGTTCGACATTTCTTTTATTTTTTGGTTTAAGTTTCCAGTATCTACCGATACATCCCCAAACAAGGTACTTGCTTTCGCAAAAGACGTTTCGAATGTGCTTCCAAGTTCTTCTACCTGTTTTGCTACGGCAGCAAGGCCTAATCCGCCTATTACGTTCTTTAGGGATTTACCAATGTTGTCCAGACCGGACGTATCCGTTTTTGTATCAAATATAAGACTTCCGTCCGCCACGTGCTCAGCTCCTTTCTTGGCACTGGCTCATGGCTCCGGCTCTATGTCTTATCCGAAGTAGGCATTAAACTCATCTTCGGCTTGCTTTTCTTCCTCTGTTTCTTCATATGGAGGCATCCAAGCCTCTTTTAATCTGCGGTATATTGCCGCTTCATCTTTTATTTTCTCCCCGGTATATGCCCGGTGCCCCATGATTGCAGACATTCTTGTGCAGTCCGGCAGGCCGTTCATAAGTGCTAAAAACTTATGCCAATGCATATCTGTATCGATTAGGTCAATACCATATGCCTGCAAAAATGCGGAATAAATGTAATCTCCGTCGTATTCGTAGAATAGTACATCGTTTCCACTGTCTTTAGAAGAATGCGGTACTACATTTCTTGGAAACGCAAAGAGGAAAATGCTGTTGTAATCCTCAACCTTTTCGAATACCGGAACGGATGTCTTGAAAAGGTATCTGATGTCAAACACACCTTTCATTCCGCTTGTAACCCAGCTTTTGTATTCAATCGCAAATTTCATCCAAATTCGAAAGTCTGTATTTATTAAAAAATCCCTGCCACCAACCGTGATGGCATCGGGCAAGGATTTTTGTGTAAGGTCTAACATTACTTTTGCACCTGTGATGTTACATTCTGGATTGTCTCTACAGATTTTGCAAGGCTGATAACCTTACCAAGTACCTCATTATTGATTGCGCTTTCAGAGCCATCCATCTGGTAATCTCTAATAGCCTTAGAATAAGCATCGACGATACCAAGATAGCTGATTGTAATCGTGCAGAGGTCAATGTCATCAATCCGGCTCAGATCATCTGTTTCAAAAATTTCTTTTGCAGCATCTTCCCCGACCATATCTTTTACAAAAGCAAACATGTTCTCATATTTTTTTCTTTTTGGGAGCAGTTTCTTCTCGTTATCATCGTCGATTTTGTCAATTCTCTCCTGTACAGAGATTGTTTTCTTTGGGAGTTCATACTCCCGGTTGTGGATTTTTAATGCATATTCTGCCATGTTTTTATCCTCCTAAAAATTATTTCGTGGCTGTAAATGTAGGTGCTCCTTCTGATACCGTTGCAGTACCGTTCGTGATGTTTCCGCCAAACAAGATTTTAAAATCAAGTTTTTTATCAACGGCTGTCAGATCCTGCACAGAAATAACACTGTCAGATTCCCACGCCTTATAGCCTTCTGTAACTGCTGGTTCCTGCATAAATACGATCATGCATTTCGCATGTGCCTCTGACCCAACTCTGCGCTCATAAAAATATGGAAAAATCATTTCATAGTCGTCGGAACCTTTGTACATTACAAGGTCCTGGTCAATGGACGGTTTGTAAGAATCAACCTCTGTTGTTGGGGATTCATCTGCAATGTAATCATAGTCCTGCTCATCAGGATTCATCGAAATGGTCAACGACTCTGATTTTTTAATTCTCTTGTAACCTGTTCCCGTGTCGAGAAACAGAGCAATTTTATGTTTCTTTACTAACGATAGAGTCTGCTGTGCTGCCTGTGCAGCTAATGTTTCGGTATCTCCCATCTTCTACCTCTCTTTCAAATACTGTATTGCTATAGTTACCTGATAAATGGCATTATCATCTTCCTGCGAGTTAATCGCGGATGCACCATTTACTGTTATATCCTCGCAAGCAAGATTCCCGACCTGTGACAAATCCGGATAATCTTCCTCAAACGCTTTGTTCTCGATCCACTCTGTCAGATCATCTAAAAGCTGTTGATTCTCTACCCTGTCCTCGTCAAGCTGCGTCGATTTTCGGGCAAAGAAATTATAATATTCTGTTACTTCCTTACTTCCGTCCAGATATGTATTTTCTTGTTTCTGCGGACTTCTAAAGAGTGCCATGCACCCCTCTGGGGCATCTATAAAATCTGTAAGCAGTTCGCTAAAATTCAAGCCGCCGTATTCACTCAGCCAGACTTTCAGGCATTCTCCTATCGTCATTTTCCGATCGCTCCCTTCGCTTTTTTCAAAATAGCTTCGACTCCACCTTCTTGCTTCATGTGCTCAAACCAATATTCAGTTCTTTTTCCTTCATGTTCCATCGGGATGTAATATTGTTTTCGTGCGTATGGAGTACGGTATACCACTTCGCCGGAACCGATCACGGTATTTGCGTTACCACTGTCCTTCAAAGCTCCGGTATCAAATGGTACAAGAGGATCACATAATCTAAGCACTTCACTGTCGATCACCTGCTGTACCTTCCCGCGTTCTTCCATATTCAAACGTTTCATGGCTGCATTGTGGTCGTATATGACCATCGCATCAATCGAAAACTTTGTTGTGCTCATTTGCATACCACCTTCCAATGCTTAAGCAGTGCGCCCTCTGTATTATCCGCCAAGGATGCTATAGTGCCAGATTTCTGGGTATCATTTTTCAAATCCGTTATTTTGTAATCTTTTGTGATTTCCTTTTCGCATTCCCCAGCCACGATCATGTCATGATTATTCCGAGGGTTGAATGTAAAGTATTTTTCTACTTCATCATCCGGAAGCTTTTCGTAACTTACCGCATCGATATACTGTTTTCCCTCGGTATCTGCCTCGACCGGAATAACAGTGGTCAAGAGCTGTGTAAATACGATGGATCCAGAACCAGATACCGTTTTATCCGCAGAATACTTATATTCGCATCCACGGATTACAGTCCGGTTCCAAGTCTCTGTTTTATCTGCGTTTTTGTGCGCATTGTATACGGTTATGGTCTTGTCGTTCATCAAAATGCACCCGCCAATCTGGTCCCGATGCCCTTGTAGATTAACTCTTCCATCGCCTCCTGTGCCTGTGCTGTACTCTGCAGCGCATAGGATTCTGAATAACCATTGTTATTCACGGACGTTACGATATGCCCGGCAAGTGTGGCCTGATTCGACCACAAGAAGTTACATAACTGGAATATTGTATCTTTCTGTCGTTCTTCCGAAATATTCATGTACGGCTTAACGACTTTCTTGTACTCTGTTTCTGCCTGTGCCTCGACTGCTTCAAATTGCTTTTCTGGCACAATATTTGGAAAATGGGAGCTGTAATACTCCCAATCTATAATTGCCATTTACAGCTCCCTCCTTCTTATGATGTCTTTCCAAGTAATTTGATGCCTTTTAATACGCCAGCCATTTTACTGTTTTTCAGGACAGCTCCTGCGATCAGCTCAACCTCGCCTTTCTTAACGGCTCCCGGTGCAGACATATCCGGAAGATAGGTCTTAAGCATCTTCGATCCGTTTACAGAAATTCCGTGGAAAGCATCAAGACCGAGTTTTACAGCGTAGATATCGGATGTTCCATAATTTTCAGAACTTGGGGTAGAAGTTGCTACAACATCCTCTGTTGTAGATCCGTTGTAATATTCTCCGGCATCCATAAGCAGGATTCCATTATAGGTCTCCACGGTTCTTCCAAAATCGTCCTTGGAGCGATCATAATATCCGGCTCTGCGTGCTGCGGATCTGATCTTTGTAAGCATCTTGTTATTCATCATAAGCACATCCGGTTTTGCTGCTAAAAGTGCAAGAAATGTGTCAAGCTCGTCCAGGAATGCGTTGTAGTTGCTGTCAAGCATTGCAGACGTAGACACATCGATGTCTGTTGTCATTTCTGTAGATTTTCCGGAGAGAATCTTTTTTAGTCCGTCGAATGTGTTCGGGACAAATCCTTCCCCGCTTGCTGCCTTTGTGCCATTAATAACAAGGTTGTGGAAGTAGTTCGCTCCCGCCTTTGTTTTCTGTTTAATCTGGAAGTCCATCTCGTTAATAGCACCGGATGTCTGTGCGATTACACGGTCAATCTCGAATGCTCCACCGAGAATTACAGGACTTGCGGTCTGTTTTGTTCTCTTTGCTTCGTTTGCCGTATACTCCTGGTTGATCTGACGTACACCAGCTGTCGATGGGGTCTCTAATCTCTGGTATCCATACACCAGGTTGCTTCCGCCGGTTGGCGAAATGGTATCATCAAATGTCAGTTTATCGAGCAAAATAGAATCTCTTCTAAACTCATCGATAACCTGCTGATCTACTTTGTCGGCATATCCGACTTTTGCTTCTGCTAATGTTAAAGCCATATCTTCTCTCCTTTACTTGCTTTTATATTTTTCTTCCAAGGCACTCATTAAACTGTCTGCCTGTGGCTTTGTTCCTGTTCCGCCTACTCCGCCGATTGGATCACCTTTTCCGGTCGGGTTAGGCTCTGCCTCTCCGAAAAGCATCTTGCTATCCTCTGCCTCAGAAAGTGCCTTAATTGCTGCAGCAACGTCCTCTTTCTGGTTCTTAGATGCCTTTAATGTTTCTACGTCCAAAAGTGCCTTAATAGCTTTCGCGTTCTTTCCGTGAGCGGCGTTAATGCTGTCTTTGAGAACGTCGTCAAAATCCCTGTCGGCAATCTGCTGCTGATAATCGGCTTCCTTTGCCTTAATATCTTTTTCCAGATCCTCGATCTTCTGTTTCATTCCGGATACGTCAGCATCCTTAAATTCTTCCAGATCCTTTTTCAGACCTTCGATAGTTCCCTCATGGGTTTTTACTTTCTCCTGTTCTGCCGTAAGATCGGCTTTTACAGTATCAAGCTCTTTCTGTACCGGATCATGTTCTTTGTGATACATGTCCAGCGTACCGTCGATCTGCTCCTTTGACAGTCCTAATGCTTCCAGTTCTTCTCTCTTCATTCTCTTATCTCCTTTTACGATTATTTTTTTCACGTGGCGGAATCAGCCACAGATAGTCAGTGGAGCCGGAATTGAACCGGCAAAGAAAACATGGCAAAAACTTTGTGTACCCTTTCTTGTACCTCCACCGTAATAAAAAATGCCAAACAGCTAAATCTTTTACGATTTAACCGTCTGGCACTCAGGCTCTTTTGATGGCTCAATATTCAATAAAAATTTACTTTTACATAATTTACAATATCCAGGGAAGCTTTTAATGACTGTATCTTCCCTAAGATACAGCATCTTCTTTCCGCAGACCGGGCATCGATACCAATAATGTTTTTCTTGTTCTAACATATATCTGTCCTCCCGTATATTATAATTCATAATTATGTCTTTTGCAATGATATAATGTATGCTTATGTCGTTTTATAAATAAAAACCACTGCATCTCCACAGTGGCTTTTATTTATAATACAAGGACTATCTCTTTAATCCCCTTTGTTTCATTGTATATCTTTCTCATAATTGAATTCTCTTGCAGATATTCTAATACCATGCTACAGTTGCAGTATTTTCATATTTACCAGAGCTGAAATATTCATCAATCTTTGATACTGCATGTTGTAAATATCTATGATGTGAATCATTTTCTGGCACGCTTATAATTTGAATATCACCAGTTTTTTTATCCAGATTCAATGTCCCGAACAGCTTTTTGTTTTCCGGATAATAGTTAAATACCATGCTATTTTCGTTCTCGTCTTTCAGTTTTAATGTAAGCATAATTATTTTTCTACCTCCTTTAGAAATTCATCCAATGCCTTTTCATAATCGTACTTCCTTACTGCCAGATTATGTGCATCCTCATATGCTAAATTATACTTCTTCATAAGGTTTAATTCAAGATTTTCATGTTTGATCAACACTATATCGTGAGATTTTATATCTTTCCCATCCAAAATTCTTCTAAACGACTCTGCCATATCATAATCCGGATCAAACATACGCGTGCTTCCGTCAGCAAATCTATGGCTTTCCACGAATACATGATTATAGATATTTTTCGCACTCTTTTTAGAAATATTTCCATTTTTTGCTATTCTATTGATAACTGTATATGGTTTTCTATTAGTAATCTCTTCATAATATCTTTTTGCATGTGCCTCACGTTTACGACCAAGTGGGTCGTTTTTTATATTAAGCGCACCACTTTTTAGCTCTTGTCCTCTTTTTGCCGCCTTGTATGATTTTGTCTTTGTCAGATCACTGCTTCCCTTAACTACCCTCAGCCTGTTATCTTTTGGCCGGATTCCCATTTCATCCGAAAATTTGTGATATTCAGCAATTTGTTTTCGCTTTGCTGATTCCAAATCATCCGTATCCCCGCCTATGGCTCTCTTCGCTTCTATCTCACGCTTTGTCTCTCGCACTTTTCTTTCCATCTGTCTTTGTTTCTGTGTCATATCATAATATGTATATGTTTTGCCATTGTATTCTTTCGGCTCTGGCTCTTCATCCCACTTTGTAGGCTCACTGATACCCTCAAAGAACGGATAAAATGTATGTCTGCAGTTTACTCCGCACAGACCGTCCACTGCTCCATAATGGCACTCTGAAAATGGTGGATACTTCTTATTTTTGCCGGATCGTGAGTATATTTTTCCTTGCCATACGGCATGTTCCGGTCTTGCTCCCCAATGAGCAGTTACCTCTACCAAGTCCGTTCCCATTTTTTCACAGTTGTGCATAGACATTTTGGCTGATAGCTGATGACATGATGTGCGGACACACATTCTTGCGGCAGTATCAAGTTGATAAGTACGGCCGCTGGCATAGTCAACAGACCGTAACCCACTGTGAGCCATTTCACGCACTGCATCCTCTACAGCACGGTCATAAGAGAATGTTCCTGATGCCATTTTCACAACTGCCTTATCCAGATACCGGATGTATGCATTCTGGAGCGTGACGAAACTATACGCTCCTTTAAATCCCATACTCTTTGTAAGATTTTTGAATGTTCCGGCTGTGTCCTTACTCATCTCAGATATCATACGGTTTATTGCACTGTCTTTTGTTATTTTCTCTCCGTTCTGCTCCCACATAGACAGGTCGTAGTTAAAGGACATATCCCCAGCATTTGCGATTATGTCGTCCCCCTCTTCTTTTGCTTTCTCCCGCATTGCTTGTATTTCTGCTTTTACATATTTTTTCCATTCAAGAGTATTCTGCGCAACTTCTTTCTGGTACTCATCGTCTGCCTGTAATATCCGCATTACTTCTTTAAGGATTTCTGCAGGACTTACGCCCTCTGCCATCATAGCTTGTGCTTGTAACTCGGCAGTTTCTGTATATCGTCCGGTCTTTTTTATTCTTCTGGCAATGTCCGCTATTAAATCCTGCTCAAATGCCTGGAAGAGTGCCGCACCTCTGTCTCCAAGCTGTTCTAATACCTCTTCTGGCAGCATTTATCTCCCTCCTAATCATCTACTTCTGGATCTTCTTCCTCTGTTTGGGTATTCAATATTTTTTCAGCCTCTTTGCGATCCACATTAAGGGACATCATAATGTACCGGATCATAAACTCAGGAATATCAGAGAAAGACAACGCATCTGCTCTCATGTTGGAGAGTTTTGTAGTCTTGTCCTCTATGTAGGAGTCATCAAAGTCGATGCATACCTCATCTTCCAAGTTGTAGGATGTGCCGTTAAATGTATTGGAAAACCACATAATAGCGCGGACAATGCCTGTTATGTAGTCGGTTGCCTCTTTACGCTGCTTGTTAAGCTCCTGCATGGCATCCTGTCTCTCTCCGATATACTGTGTGGCTGTCTGGATCTGCCCTTGCTCAAAGGTGTATTTTTTACTGCCAAAGCCAAACGTCATAGAGAATAATGATAAACACAGTTCAAATGCCTTTGTGATCTCATCTACTCTGATCTGCGGGTTGTATTCCTGGATCACGTTTTTCTGTTCCGGAAGCTTTTCTCCAAGGAATACAAACAAGCGCTTCATGAGCGGAGTCTTCTGTTTTGGCTCCCCGGTTTCTTCATCCAACTCCACCAATGCCTCATTTGTGAGAATCAGTTTTTCGCCCTTTTCCAGATCACCATTTAAAATCATGTTGCAGAGATCAATCTTTTTAAGCGTTGGGATTGCTCCCCAGATCTTTGGCAGACCAAACCCCTGCATATCATCCAGATTGTTTACTTCCGCAACCATCATAACTGCAAAAGGCTTCACGTCTCCAAGATTAATCCAGTAATTCTCAAGCTCTGCCCCATTTTCATCGAATGTATAAGTCTCTGCTTTATAATTTGTTCCATCTGGTCTTGTAAAAAGGACCATTGTTGTACGCTTCTTACCGTTGACATAATCCACACCGGAAAAGCACGCATCCAGCACTTCCTCGTTCTCAACCAAAAGTGGCGTATAGTTCTCTGCGTAGCAATATTCCACTCGGATATCCCCGCCAGTTACTCTTCCATTGTCCAGATATGTGGCATTTTTTAAGCGCACATAGGATGCCACAGTTCCAGCTGCCGACATCCGTTCCAACTGTTTCCGATACATTACGTCAAATCTGTTATCGCTCAAGATTTTATTAATCTCATCCGTCTGTGTATCATTCCCTACATTGATCTGGATGATCTCACACAGGTTTGCATCATCTGCACATCCTCTTTTTGCAAAATTCATGCGCTCGATTTCGTATTCTTCGCCCTGTATGGATGTCCGTCTATGGAATTTCTCGATCAATTCGTTTTTATACCATGCATTGCAGGCCTCGATATATCCATATGGTACGGTGTTTATAAAATATCCAAGTTTCTGTAACTTACTTTCTACGCAGCTTTCCATTGTATTCCTCCCTATCTATCCAAATCTATATACTCTATAAAATCCAACATGGTGTAGCATAATGCGTCCCACCAGTCGTTACAGTTGCCTATATTTTTATCTTCCGGGATGTTTGGTTTCTTCTCATCCCATTTCAACGATCCTATAGCCTTTCTTAGTTTTACGCATCGTCTGTGTATCTTCAATCTGCCTGTATTAAAAAGCAGATCTACAGTCCGTGGTCTCTCGGATATCTCATTCTTCCGGCATCCGGCTATGTTGGTATATGGTAGTCCGGCTTTTCTTGCAGCGCTCCGGATAGAGTTTATCATTGTCGTGCTGGCGGAATCAGGGAAAACCCAATCTACACGCTCATACTTATCAATGCACATCCGGTAAAACTGTATAAATATCTTGCAGATCTGATCTGCGTCAATATCTGCCGACAATTCCAGATAATCTTCCTCAACTGCAAAAATCAAATGGTAATTCCGGAAATACAAAGCACATACCATTGTTGTCATGGATCCATTGCCGCCAAAGTCCATACCGATTACAACCTTACTTGGCCGTGGATTCAATCGATTATTCGAATCGTAATTTAGTACGTCTGCATCGTCGCACAAATATGGTTCGTTATTCTCTGCAAACTTCCGGAAGATAATTCCCTCCGCAACTGCACGGTCTCCTCGGATATCTCGCTTGTACCATACGCTGTCCTTTTGGTACGTTCCAAGGATTGTACGAATTTTATCGTCCGATAGGCTCATATTGTCTACCAGTGTAAAATGTCCGTAATTATATCCGTAGTGTGGATTCTTTTCCTGCTGTTCTTCGTGAAATTTAAGAATATCCGTGTAATACCAGTGTTCTTCCTCTTTTGGATTCAGGTCATGAAAGATCTTACGATCCGTACTGGATAATGTACGGTCAAACACTTCTTTCAGGAATTTCGGATGACACTCGTTCGCTTCGGTAACATATGCCATACCGTAGGTATTACCTTTAATCAGCTTTTCATCTCCGTCCTTACCACCACCGGACACCAGTACAATCTTCTCTCCTGTCTTTGTCTGGACATATACGCAGTCCCTGTCCTTGTATTTTCCCTCTCTGCATCTGCCCTCAAAGTAATTGAGCAGACCATATCCATCACAATCCAGAATGTTTAATTTTGCCGTGGCACTGGACACTCCGGCAACCAAATGGATCTTATTTTTATGTGTCTCGAGCATGGTACAGAATATGAGCGTTGCAAGGACGTTCTTCCCGCCTCGTTTTCCACCCTCCGCCACATTAAACCAGCTGTCAAAGCTCCGGAGGAAGTACTCATATTGTCTCTGGCTGAATGGTGCTGGCTTATTCACGCTTCGTGCCCTCCTCAAAATCGGTTATATTTCGATTCACAGCAGGTGCTTTTAAAATGTCCGCTATGGTCTGCATATTCGCAAGAATCTTCTCTGCCGAATCGTCCTTGACCTCAGCACGCTTTTTATCAAATTCTGCCTTGTACTTATCGTCTGGATGCATGAGGAAATACTTTGTCAGCCAATCTATGGCTTTCTGCTTATCTGCCAACTTAATAGATACGCCCGTCTGTCCTTCTTTTATCTCCTGAATGATCTGCGTATCCACAGTATTCGAATCTACCATGTGAACCCAATTTATACCGTCATTCCCGAATGTCGCATAATTGCCTGCGTCTGCAAAAGCAATTCGCATCTGCAATTCTACAATATCGTCTGCTCCTGCTATGATCTGCTGGCGCTTAATTTCTTTTAGTCTTCCGATTTCTGCTCGCACCTTAGTATTTCTTAGCAGCATGCAACCATTAACCATTGCTGTCTCATACTTACATCCATATGCTTTCTGATAGCTCTGCGCCGCATTAAATGTCCGGCTATAATATATACAAAACATTTGCTGTTCCGGTGTGAGGTCATCGTTCTGCAGAGTCTCTTTCGTACCATCATCAATCGGAATCTTTTTCTCTGTTCGCTTCGTAACCGAACGTTCGCTTTCCCTTTCCGAACGTTCGCCATCCCAACCATATGTGCTTTTCCATCTACGTATCGTTCCCTCTGGCTTCCCCAGTTGGTCAGCAATGTCTACCAACTTCATACCGCTTTTATACATTTCATATGCTTTATCTGCTAATGGATTCTTCTTTGCTGCCAACTGTTCACTCCCTTTCTTTTAACAAAACAAAAAGAGCCAAGCACCAATCGAATTAACGATCAGTATTTGGCTCTTTGGCTCTATTACTTACACTTATTATACTTCAAACATTATATATACGTCAATTTTAATCATAATGATTTCAGGCTATTTATCTGTCTTCATGCTCTCAATAAAGTCCTGCATCATTTTTGTGATCTGTGCCGATTTACTTATTCCTGCTTTCTCACATGCCTGGTCGAATTCTTCTACCACATCACGTTTGAGTTTATAGGTCTTTGCAATATATCCGGCTTTCTTCTGATACTTTTCTGATGCGATCGTCTGCGCTGACGGATTACCTTTTGGCATGTCTCCCCCTCCAAAGCAGTGATACAACATCAATGATCATATATACAGATGATAATACCAATAAAATTGATGCGTATAGATTTTTTCCAGTTCCATAGAATATTACGATTGCAGCAAGTAAAAACAGTTCGCTAAATCTTATTCTTTTCATATCGTCTCAGATGAGCTATAATCTTTTTAAGGGTTCGGGGCTTTCGCCCCTTACCTCATTTGAGAGCTTGTATGACGCTTGCCAATCCTGTTAAGAACGTTCCCAATGCAATTAACAGTTCAATGATAAGCTTCATTTGGCTCTCTTTTTTCTTTCGTTTCTTGCTCACCTGTTTTTCACCTCCTTATGTATATATAATACTATATGGTGTACCATATGTCAAGAGGCTTATAACAATTTCTATCTTCTATGCGGATTTCTCGCGCAAGTCCGATAGTACCGGCACTCCTGGTCGCACACAATCTCCCTGTCGAACCCACATGGCAGTTCCCAGATCAGCTCTGCCTTGCAGACCGGGCATTCCTTGTCTGAGCCATACCGTACCTCTCGACCGCATGTACAGTAACCGTATGTGCCTACGCTGTTGCTGGTATGTATGTCTGTTACATTAATCTGCATCTATTATCATCTCTCTTTCTCTTAAAGATCAGTTTAGTTCACAATCTCGTAAATAATATCGTCATGATAGTTACCGTCTTTGTCTTTGATTGCATCCTTTAAAATATGCTTGTTACCATCATGTTTCTTGATAAAGTTATCATATCCTCGACAAGCAGGATTGCCGCCAACAGCTCTCCATTCAACCCTATGTAATGTACTTACAAGTTCTTCCAGTTTTTCAAATACATCATTAGGCACTTGCAAATTTCCTCGTTCAAATGAAAACAACCCGAAGTTGTATGCTTTAGATACGTACCAATCTATTACATATCCTAAATAGCCAATGAGCTTTTGATTTTTGTCTACTATCGCATACTGGAATTGCCACTCTTCAGGACAATTCGCGATTTCAGGTATCCAGTTCCCATTATTACCTGTTTCATACAACATATCTGTTGTATAAAAGTACTTTTGAAATTCTTTAACTATCTGCTCTTTATATAAAATTGCAGGTACTAACATTCAATCACTTCCTCTCCTAAATTCTAATTTAAAAATGCTTAAGCAAACCGGAGTTGCCCGGTCTGTTCTGTTTTTATATTCATATTCGGTGTACGCTCCGCAATACACAGTTCCGGAAGATTGGCTCTGACCAATGCAGCCGGTATTGGCGGACATACAGCGTTCCCGCATCTGCGCACCTGCTCACTTCTTGGATATGTCTTTCCAGTATAGTCGTGATCGATTATGTAATCGTCCGGGAATCCCTGGCATCCGTATAACTCCCTTGGTTCCAGCATACGAAGTCCAATATCTACAATCTGGTAATCCACACCCTCTATCGTTACCAGTCCAAATCTATCCTTGGTCGTAACCGTATCAAGCGGTTTCTCTATATCCTGTCCTGTGGCATCTCCATAATACTTAATCAGAAACGCTCTGACTTCCCCGAAATGCCCCGGTGATGTAGTTATGGTATGTAATGGTTCTCTCAAATCCTGTCCTGTGCCACTTTTATAAAATTTACTCAAGAATGATGTGACCAGTCCGTATCGGTTCGAACCATCCACAGTCATGATTGGGTCTTTTATGGTCTGCCCTCGGACTTCTCCCTGCGCTGTCTCGGAATGATACTGAATCAGTGTAGTGCTGATAAGGCAATGTTCATTTTTGCTCACAATCGTTGTAAGCGGCTCTCTTACGTCCTTACTCCGGTCTTTTGTAAATCCGGTCTGCCCGATCTGCACCATGTAAGGCTCGCACAGATAATGTTTTCCGCTTCCTACTATGGTCGGTAATGGCTGCTTTACATCGTGTACCCTAGGGGCTTGTCCTTTTCTCTCCCCATATCCAATCGGGACTATAAAAGGTTCCGGATTATCGAGTACGAACTTTTTTAATCCCCTTGCAATCCGATCCATTGTTTTCTTTGCCAGTGGACGAACCGCCCGGATACCGTATTTTTCTTTTATTTCCTCGGATGTATCAAAAATACTCGGACAAGGTCTGCTAAAATCAATCTGCGTATAAGCTCCAACGTAAGGTTTTAACAGTCCGGCTTTTACCTCTTCACTGTCTGCTGGTGCATGTGTTGGCTTTGGCCATACAATCGGCTTACCATCGCACCGTGCAATCATGAAAAATCTCTTTCGCATAGTAGGCGCCCCATAATCAGCCGCAATCAATTCCTTAAACTGTACCTCATACCCTAAATCATTTAGCTGCTGCACAAACTTTTCAAATGTTTTCCCCTGCTTGCTCTTAATTGGATGATGTCCTCTGTTTAATGGTCCCCATGTTTTAAATTCTTCAACGTTCTCCAACATGATTACTCTCGGTCGCACCAATCCCGCCCACCGACAGGCTACCCAGGCAAGTCCACGAATGTTCTTGTCTTTTGGCTTTCCGCCCTTTGCCTTACTAAAATGCTTGCAATCCGGTGAGAACCAGGCAAGGCCAACCGGATGCCCTTTACATGCTTTTACAGGATCAACAGCCCACACGTTTTCACAATAATGCTTGGTGTTCGGATGATTCGCCTTGTGCATCTTAATAGCTTCCGGATCATGGTTAATGGCTATATCTACGCTATATCCTGTCGCAAGTTCTATCCCAGTGGATGCTCCGCCGCCACCAGCGAAGTTGTCAATAATCAGTTCTCCATTAATCATCAGCATCCACCCCACTTTCACTTTTTAGATATTTCATATACCCAATCGACTGTTCGAGAACGTATACGGAAACTGCATTTGTAATTCTGTCTACCAGTTCTTCCGAATCCTTACACCTTTCATAAGCGTCCTTAACAACTTCTTTTATTTGCGTATACTGTGCCTTTCCCTGGCTTCCAATCCAAGCAGTCAAATCTTTTACTGCTCCGCATTTTACCTGGGACTGTAGATATTCAGTAATGTCAATCTGCCCTTCGCATTCATAGTTAAATTTATCCAAATTGCTCATATCGCACCTCACATAAAGTCTTCTAGGCTCATCTGTCCCTTACAGTTCCCGCCGATGGTGGTCGGGTCCCAACCAACTCCGATGTAGTCTAAGACTTTCGCCCAACCATAATCGTTCCCGTCCTTGTCCTTGCACATGTGGAACATAAGATAGTCCCACTCTTTCGGGTTGCTCTCATACAGCAGATCGAATCTATGTGGTCGTTTCTCCATGTGGATTCCAAAGCCACACATGCTGCATCCAGTACGCTGCGCCTTTGTTGTATACAATGTACCATCTGGCTTTTTCTCGATTGTTCCATAAATTTCTGGGATCAAGGAATCCGGCATCTGGAAGCATTCTGATATTCTTCCCTCCTTAATTCCTGCATCCTGGTACTTTTCTTTTAATCCATTCTTCCAGAGATCGTCCATTTCCAAGGCAAGTGATAAAATATCCTGCCTGTGGAATATAGCAAAAGGAGCTGATCTGATCGTGGATGCTCCGAAATAGTTACATCCATTCATCCGCAGGCTCTTGGCACGTCTGCCACCCTCAGATGCCATCAATCCCAAATAAGGTACACTGTTATGCTCCTTACCCCAGTCATCGCAATTCTTTTCCTTAAGGTAATAACAACACTTTGCAGATACCAGGAAGTCCGGTTTCTGGAAGTCGCACCCTTCGGTTTCATTTTCGTATCCGCCGAATAGCTTCAGCCATCGTTGATTGAGCTGCATCTTTGAATTTTTCTGCCATCCTCCATATTCCCCAGTCTCTCCGGTTATGATCGCATGGCGTACCGTCTTATTCTTCTCTGTTGGATTTTGTAACAGTTCGATTTTTCCGGCGATCTCCTTGGATATTACTGGGAAACCAAACTCCTGTATAACTTTTGGCTTTGTCCATCTGGTACCGTCCTCTCGCATCAGCGGAGGAACATTTATAATCCCGATCGCCTTATGTACCCTTTGGATACTCCGATCTTCCAAGGTCGATGCAGATACTCCGGGAACATCAATTCCACATACCTCATGGAGAAACATATACAATATGATGCTGTCCAGACCGCCTACAGATACATGACAGTTTAATCCGCGCTTATCACATTCTGATCTAAATTCTTCCGCTCTGATTTGGGCGTACTTTCTTTTAAAGCTATAATCCTGTTTTTCCTTTTGCATGAATGAAGCAATCTTCTCATAAGCTCCGATCCGCTTCATTCGTTCTTGTACTGATTCCATTTCTTTTTGGAGTAAAGAGCTCTTTTCCGCTGGCCAGCAAACCTCTCACTCCTTTCTACTATTTTTTTGATCTGTCATAGATCATATTTGCAATGATACTTGCCAAAATGGCGAGTAAAAACTGCACCACATTCTGCATATATGTACGCCTCTCTTTCACAAAAATTATTTATCGCTGTGCACATATATAATATGGAATGTGTTTTTGCAGACTAATTCCGTCAATCATCTATTCTCCATGTTCTCTGTCTCTCCTTTTCAACTCTCTTTCGCAAGCCTTAATCCGGCTTTTATTCTTACCGCCATTGTTCTTCATGGTCTCGATCGCAAGAGCAATCTGACGTGGTGTAGCGCGTTTCAGATCTGCTGTAAAATTCAAATCTGTTGCCGGCAAAGAGCAAAGACTTTTAATCACATCCACGTACATGTCTATTCCTCACTTTCTTTCACTCCTTTTGGGGTTGTCTTAATTGTTCTTACACACTCTGGACAGAAATCAAACCCATTCACTCTTGTTGTGCATTCTGTACAGATTTTCTTGTCACATGTCACGGTATAGCTTTTAAATCCGTTCCCTCTTGCATGTGTAACAATGGTGCTGTGCGGCATATCGCACAGTAACGTTGCCTTTCGTTTTTTGCAAAACGGGCACAAATCCTCTTTCGGTATATGCTTAACTATATCTCCCATGCTATCCCTCCGTGTATATATCCGGCATAGGCATCCAAGCAATCACACGCTTTTCGTCCCATGCTCCGTTTTCATAGTTGCAAATGTTCAAATATCTAAATTTACCGTGCATCGTCTGCCCCTCGACCGTGCAAAGATATGCTCCATCTTCTGCCGGTGCGGTTGTATTCCATTTATCCATACTTGTACTCCTTTCCGTACTGGCAGTCCGCCCAGAGCAGGCATCCTGGGTTACAAGGCTTATCCTCTTTGTGCTTGCATACCTTACCACCGTAGTAGTAATCCGGTGTAGTTCGGAATCTCCGGATTGCATCTATACTCGGTCTGCCCTTACCGTTGGATATTGCCCCTCGCATCCTGTCAATGGCGCTGTTCCGGATGTGATCGTTCTGTGCCTTGCTGTTTGCTTTATTCATCTGCCCCGCCTCCTCAGGACTCCACACCAGTGCTCCCACTCTGCGTATGTTTTTTTCGTAAATGGATGTAACCGTCGTCCTCCAACTCCGTCCTCGTACTCGATTTTCCAGCCATTAACCACCATTCCACACTCAGCGCACCGGCTTATGGTGAGATCTGTGCACAGGATCTTTTTAACTTCCCGGCTCTCCACATGCTGCCGGACTTCGCCTGTCTCCAGATTGGTAAGGTTGTAGTATCTTACATGCATCTGCACACCTCCACTCCTGTCTCTTCCAGGACCGTCTCGATCAGCATCGGCACCGTGACCGAAAACTGCTTGTACCGGCACAGCGTATCGAGCATATCCGTTACAGCTTCGAGGTATTCCGAGATCTGCTTGTTGCTAAACTTAAAAATGGTATGCAGCACATACAAATGGGTTGTGTACCAGAGGGCATATGCTTTTTTAAATGCCACAATCCTCTGCATATTCGTGATCTGCTTGCCTCCAGTGCCGGTTAAATACAGTTTGTGTGCTACCGGAACGCCGTTTACGCTGTCGTTTGCATCGGTCTTACAGTCTCTGTCTACCTGTACGATAAACTTATGCATATCGATCTGGTCCTTACGGTATTCCTGGTACACTACCGCAACGTCCGTCTTAAATCTCTGCAGTCTTGTTTTGCCAAATCCAAATCTGATCCGGAGTATGTAAAAGCTCGTTGCCACAAGGCTCTCATATGCGCATCTGGACAGATCATTTAAGCGTTTCCGCTCTGCATCAAACTCCCGAATCTCTTCGGTCTCTTTTTTCGTAAACCCAATTGATGCCCGCTTTTTTCGTGCTAAAGCATTACTCATGTGTTTCGCTCCCTTCCGGATTCGTAGTCAGCAGCACTTTTTCCAATTCGTCAAAATCGTAATCACGCTGATTGACATTATTGAACCCATTCTTTTTTGCTTTTACGGCTGGCTTTTTACTTGGTGTATAATTTTCATCTAGATAGTCGACATAGCCACTGTTAAAAAATGTGCTACCGTACTGCGCTTTCCTCCAGTCGGCGTCCTTCTGCAATTCCAAGCTGTAGCGATCAATCGCTTTAACAAGCTTATCTTCCCCGATTGCGAGTAGCCGTTTCTTTTGGGTATCCGATACCTGACCTTTTCCTTTTTTGTTCGGATACAGTTTCCACAAACGTTCAAACAACGCTTTGGCATCCGCCAAAGTATTTTTATTAATATCATTTACATTAACAGTATCAGTATCATATACAGCTAAATTTGCTATCTCTTGCTTAGCATTGCTTACCTTTGCTAAATTTTGCTTAGCATTGCTAGCTTTTGCTAAACCGCCTTTACGTCCAGCCTCTTTCCTACGGTCTATTGTTTCTTCATATTTTTCTGTATCCCGATCCATCCGCTCTTTTATAAAGCTAAATGCCATATCTGGCGCCGCATCCAATTCCGGAAGCGGATCACCGGCGGCATAACATAATATCGCCGTGAACAACTCTCCACGCTGTTCCATGCTCATTTTTTGGACATGTTTAAGATATTCGGTATACAGCACAAAACTGTTTTTCTCTGCCAAACAATCACCTCTTCCCGAGGTCGTTCAGCAAGGTTGCGAGCGGCATTTTTGCCTGTTCTTCGGTCAGCTCGGTTAATGTAACCTCTATCCTCGGATTGCTTTGATCAATGTCTGTGTCAAAGTAAAAGTGCGGTATGTACTTCTGGCTGTCATCGTCAAGCACATGTGTTTTAACAAGGCTGTCCTGAACAAATTTGGAAGCACAAGACAGGATATTGTCGTTATCCCGTCTGCGATTTGGCTCGAAAAATCTGTAGTAGATCAAGACTGGCTTATCAATGTGAACTCCTCGAAGTTGCTGACGTATGGACCAGATGATAGTCTCCTCATTATTCCGCTTCATCGCCCCGCCTTTGCGGTAGTTCGTCCGGTTGGCGGCCGTATATGTATTCAGACCGTCCAACCGTCCTAAGATCACAAATTTATGCTCCATGCTGCAGATCCTCCATTCCGATCTGGGCGTTGCTACATGCGATCTGCTCCGCAAGATATGCAGGAAGCGTATAACAATCAATAAATTCATGTGCATCTGCAAGATCTTTACGTTTCAAGGCCTTGTAGCTCTTCATTTTGCCCTCATCGTCATAAATGCCAAACTCACGTCTGAGCTGATTGTAGATATCCCGGTACACTCTCTGACGCACTGTGTTGTCCTTATATGCCTCGGAACGTTTACCACCAAGCATTTCCACACCCTTACGCTTAACATGGGCGGAAAGCTCATCTGATTCCGCACCGAATAATGGCATATCATTCTCAATCGCATATACTTTCTGTTCTACGGTATCAACTTTCTGCTCCAGTTCGATGGTTCCCTGTGCAAGTAAAGCGATCTGCTCCAATGCTGTACGTGGTTTCTGCACTGTTTCCTCAAGTTCGTGGAAACGATTGATATATTTTGCTGTGAATTCCGTACCCTTTACCCCAGTAAGCTTATGAGCGATAAATTCACAGCCTTTCTTTGTAACCAGATAGCATGGTTTCTTTCTATTTGCTTTATCTGTATATTCAGATTCTGTAAAAAATTCGGTGTGTCCAATTTTGGACGCATCAAACTGAGCTATATACTCTCTTATATCTCTCAATAATTTGTTATGATCCTTACCAACCATATCTGCTACCTCAACAGAGGTTAATGTTTTCATTTCAATGTTATTCATAAAACTCCTTTCCCCCGGTGCATTGCAGCACCAGGAAGAAAATATATTGTGGTATATTCGATGAATAGCTTCTTTTTCCATCTGGAAGGTGTTGCAACCTATAAATAACTTCTCATATATCTGCTTCTAAACTGCTCTCTTGCAGGATCATCTTTAATTCCGCAGAGATCCTTATAATATTTCTTTTCGTATGCAAGCTGACCGATAATGTGCATCAACGTACACATTTCTTTGTTGTTATGGACACTCAACTTGCCCTCATGGTGCTCCTGAGATAATGGCACCCACAAACCATCTGCATCCGATAAAGGTCTGTTTGCCACTCCCTCAAAAATATGATGCCTATGTACGTTTGGCGTACCATCAATCAGGTCATAATCCGCATACTGCATATCAATAACGATAGAGTCTTTCATCCTATACCTCCCCGATCAGCGCACTGGACCAGATAGGACTTTTTAATACTCTTGTATGCTTACAGTAGTCACACTGCTCACAGCGCATCGGTGTATATCTGCCCGCTTTTAAAGCAACAATCTTAGGCGTGTTCCGTTCCACATTTACCAATGCCTCATCCAGCTTTGATTGCTCAACTGCAATAAGCTGGATCTCCGGCTCTTTTTCCTTGGATACCGCTGCTATAAAAAATGGGAGCTTCTTTCCAGTATTGATCTCCACAACTTTCTGATATACTGCACCTTGAATGTAGTACCCCCACTCATCCAAGAAGTTAAGATGACCGGTATCCGGGTGATAAAATACCTTGCTTACAGACTGGCACGTTTTCAGATCGACGATGCATTTGTCCGGATGATAGCTGTCAATTTTTATTTTCCACTTTGCACCAAACAGATCAGCGGTCATGATAACCTGCTTCTGCCCGCTCATGAACTGTGAAAAAAGCTCATCCCGTTCGCACCGCTGGATCATTTCATTTGCACGAAGATATTTAGCCATAAGCGTACCATCTTTCTTGAACATACACGGATGCTGTGCTTTAAACACATCCAGAGTGCCCTCAAAGTGTGCATCGACATAAGAACCAACCATAAGTGCATCGGAATCTTCCATATTCTCCGCCCATGTGCCATTTAACTTTGCAAGGGCATATTCCTCACATCCCGGCTTTCCATATGTACCCATAAAATCTTTATATTGGCTCACGGACAGGTAATCCCTGTTTGCCTCCTGGCTGTAATAGTTCTCACTCGTTAACAACATCAGGGAACACCTCCTTTGCTTCCTGTGCTACTTTTGCGTCTGCAAATGGATCTGGCGGAGCCTGTAACGGTGCTTTAATATCCTCGATTTCACCCTCAACTGCACACCCCATCAGCGAATTTGGAATATGCACCCTTGCAAAAAATGCAGATGCACGATAGGCAAGCATCAGTTCAGGCATAGTTTTCCACTTACTTCCGTTCTTTCCATACCATCCTTCGTCTTTCGCCATTTTAATGGTAACTTCCGCTCCTTTTACCGTTTCTCCAGTATCTACCTTGTCTGCTTCCAGATAGCATCCCCAGGAATCTGTACCACGCTCACCAGTATAAACATGATGAACATTTTTATATTTTCCGCTCGCCATAATCATTGATGTGCAAGCCTGTCCACTCCACTGTGGTTTTCCCTGTACAACATAAAGATTCTGCATAACCATCATCGGGCTTACCCCCATACGATTTGCCATATCAACGGCGATTGTGCAATCCATCGGTTTTCCCTGATATGCCTGTGGCACAAGAGAAGATGATGCAAACATTTTTCCAATATCGAAAATTTTCTGAAATGATTCTGGATCAGAAAAAACATTTGTCGAAAGCTGATTGTGTTCAACTGCCATAAGTTCTGTATTATCCATGATGATCTACCTCCTAAAATTCAACGATTGTAAATTTATTCTCATCTGTGGTTCTAGTTGCAATGAACTGTAAGCCTTTTTCCTTGCATTTTGCATACAGCTTTTCCCTCAGATCCGTTGCAAGTTTCTCAGCACCATCAATTAAAATGATGTTTAAAGCGTTCGGTTTCTGTACCGCTACATCAATGCACAGATCCAGTTTTTCGCCCTCGGAAAGATTGGATACCGGCAATCCGTTAATCAGAGGGATGCCATTCTCTACAGACAATCCATCAATCGGAATTGTGCAGTTTGCAAGAATCTCTCCCGGAAGAACACGTGCTTTCTCGATCTTGTCGGTCATATCCTGTGACTGCACCTGCAGATCTGAAATATCATTCTGAAGTTTAACCATACGATCATACTCATTTAGGTGAGCTTTCATATCTTCAATGCTCTTGGCTTTCTGCTGTAATTCTGTGACATCCTGCAACTCTTTATCAGCGTAAGGCTCATACTCCGCACATTCACTTTCAAAAGCTACAACCGATGCTTTATAATTCGATTCTGCAATCTGGATCTTGTCCGCTTTTTTAGATTCAAGTCCGCTCTGCTCCTGTCTGAGCGTTGCGATCTGCCCCTCAAGTCTCGTTATTTCTTCAATAATCTGTGCAGATCTCTGACCAAGCTCGGATTCAATGGCAGCTTTCTCAATCTCAAGATCTGCCTGGAACTTCCGCATTTTATTGTTACGGTTGTCCAGCATCTGCTTTGCTTTTTCAATAACAGAGTTTTCATGTGTGATCCGCTCGATTTCTCTGTAAATATCTCCAACGTTGGCATTTCTCCACTTATCAGCCTCATATCCGCTTGGCAAGGATGCTGCAATATCCTCAACAAATGCCTTTTTATTACGGATGTCCCGGTCAATGTTCCGGCGGTTCTGATAATATTCTCCATTTTCGGACTGGATATCATTCAGAACTGATAAAATATTCTGTTCATAATTTACCCATGCCGGAATCTCCCCGAACCATTCCCGTATCTTATTCATATCCCACGGATATTCAATCATATCGAGGATAATGGCATTCTGCTGTTTCTTATCCATGCTCATAAATTCAATAGGGTTTAACTGCAATGGTGTAAACAGATCTCGTAGAAACGCTTCTGGACCGTTTACCTCAACTCCGTTCATCTTTACGGATTTGTAATCAGCCTTATTGATTCGTGCCTTACGATCAATCGAAAGACCGGTATCTGTTTCTACAATGATCTCACCCTCGGTTTCTCCTTTATGTACGATATAATCCCTGGTACTCTTATTTGTGAGAGCATACTTAATAGCATCCAGAACAGAAGTTTTACCCTCTCCATTTGTTCCGGTCAGTTCCACGGAATTTCCGCCCTGCCGGTACTCCTTAATTCCGAACAAGTTTTTAATCTCAATTTTTGTTATATTCATTCAAATAATCCTCCATACTTATCTGCGTATAGCTTTTTGCCTCGATAATCATCTGTAATCGCCCGGCTGTGCTTCGCATCTTTTCAATAGTTTCTCTGCACTCATCACAAAGTTTGCCCTCTCCGGGGTCCAGAGTGCATCCGCATTTTCTGCAATGGTTCATAATTTCACCTTTTCATTTCTTTAAAATCATGGTAAAATGCATACAAATAGAGTTATCTATTTGCTTTGTAAGGAATCGTTCATCTTTGGTCGGAAGGCGATTCCTTTTTTATTTCCTTTTCTAAAATCTCAGCGAATCCATCGCCTTTTTCTTTTGGCTTGTCCTTGCCTTTTGCCTGCTTACGGTAATGCAGGTACTCAGATACGGTCATGTGTGTCATCAGATCACTCAAGTTTCCACCTCCGCATCCAGAGCCTTGTGTACAGTATTGCCACTACCGCTGTCACAAATGGGATTAAGTAGATCCAGTTACCACAGGCGGCAAGTCCACTTACCAACAGCACTCCGGCTTCAATACCGGTTAAAAGGTTCATCACCTTACTGGTTCGCTCTTTCCATTTCTTCATAATTCGCTCACTCCTATTAACTTTGCTTGCTGTTCAGCTGTCAGTTTAAAGCGTTTTACCAGTGCTCGAATTTCTGCCAACGTAAACTGCTCAGGATGCCTTTTCTTCCGATTTACAGAACTTGCAGATAATCCAAGGATCTTTGCAAGAGCCTTTGTATCTACGGCTTCAAGTTCTGTTATTTCAGCGATCACAGCCTTTGTCCGGCGATTCTGCATTTCATACTCTGGAATTTTTAATTTCGGCATACTCTTCTCATCTCCCTTCATTTTCTCCTTTGCTGCTTGTTGTCATCCAAGAAATATTCAACTGATACTCCAAAATAATCAGCAAGGATCTTAAGCTTGTCCACTTTCGGGGTACTTCGTCCTCTTTTCCAATCACTTAATGTCGATTGCGGAATGCCTGTGTCTTTCGACACCGAATATACCGTTTTGTTGGTATTATCCAACAATTCTGCAAATTTTTTGTACAAAATTACACCACCTTCCATATTGTTAATACTACGGAAATGTGATATACTCTGCTTGTCAAACGAAGTAAACAACATTTCCGTAGTATGCATCGGATTTTATCGGTTTTCCTTTGCATGCTCATACTATACTACGCATTTCCGATAATGTCAACGTATTTTTATCGGTTTTTCGATGTATTTTTGTTATTTGTGAAAGGTGAACAAATTATGTATGAGATTTTTGAACAATTATTACAAAAGCATGGGTTGTCCGCTTACAAAGTGGCAAAAGAAACAGGGGTAACTCAGTCAACATTAAGTGATTGGAAAAGAGGACGCAGTACTCCAAAAACAGAAAACATGAAAAAACTTGCTGATTTCTTTGGGGTAAGCGTCGAATACCTTATGACTGGGAAAAACTCCGAACCACTTACTAAACGTGATGAAAAAGAAATAGGCGCTATACTCTCAAATACAGAAGCATTGCTAAGGCAGGAAGGGTTAATGTTTGATGGCGTACCGGCAACGCCGGAAGCTGTAGAATCAATTATCTCTGCTATGCAGGTCGGGATGGAAATGGGCAAGAAAAGGAACAAAGAGCTTTACACACCTAAAAAGTATAAAAAGGATAAGTGATATTTAATGAATATTCGCGATCAAGTAAAATCCATAGTGAAAAAATATGGCACACGGAATCCGTTCGAAATTCTTGAACAGAAAAATGCAATATTGGTATATGCTCCACTTGAAGGTGTTCGCGGGTTTTACCAATATTTTCAAAGAAACCATATTATATATATTGATGAAAACCTACCGAAATCTGAAAAGACTTTCGTGTGTGCTCATGAATTGGGGCATTTGTTTTTACATAAAAAAGCGAATGCACTATATATGGATAGTCACACCTTATTTAACACGAACAAATTCGAAAATGAAGCCAATACTTTCGCAGCCGAACTTTTGATCCCCGATGAATTAGTATACGATCATCCGGGCATGACTTCTAAGCAGATCGCAAGATTGGCTGGATATTCTGAGAAAATAATGACTTTCAAGACAATAGAAGGAGGAAATACCTATGGGAATGAGATTTAGAAAAAGCGTTAAAATCGCACCTGGTGTAAAACTAAATATTGGGGAAAAAAGTGTTGGTGTAAGCGTTGGAAGTAAATATGGTGGCTTCTCCGTGAATTCCCAAACCGGAACAAGGGTACGCGCATCACTTCCCGGAACCGGATTGTCCTATTCTTCAAAAGTTGGAGATTCTTCTGGCAGAAATGCTTCTGGATCATCAGCAGAAAAAGGCTATATTGTAGAAAAGAAAAAAGTATCTTCTAAAGGAAGTTATAAATTTTCTTATATCCTCGCTCTTATCGCTGGAATAATATGTTTAATAATCGGGATTCCAACATTAGCATTTGGAGGAATATTTTTTATTTTGTTCGGTATATTATTCTTTTATCTATTTAACAAATGGAAGAAAGTATATAGCAATTACGATACCTTTGCAAAAGAACAACAACCGGAGATTCCATCAGCTGTCGAAGAGGGAACTATGGTATATCCAGAGCAGAATTTACGAATAATTCAAGATTGCGTCAATATTGTAAATAACACAAAAAATCCAGATACTTTTTTTGAACGGTATGAACTTATGGAAAAGAAAATAGATGAGCTTGTTGCAATTCAAGGTCCAAAGTACACCGGTCAATCTCCTGCCAAGTTAAAGGCGCAAGTAGTATCCAAAAAACAAGCAGCTATCCATGATATGATTGACCGATATTATACTGATGTATCCGTTAAAGCTTCTGTCCTTAAAACCATAAAAGGACGCAGAAACAGATTCCACTCTTTTATATCCACATTGGAAGAATATTACGATCAGATGGATGACGCAAATATAAAATATGTAGGAGATTTATACGATACAGTAATTTCAGATTTAAATGAATGAAAAAAACCGCCCCACTCTACCAAAGCAGGACGGTAATGCTTCCGAATGATACGAAAGCCCTAAGCAAGCATATTGTATCATTCGTAGCAGCCAAACGCAAGCGGAACACTCGTTCCGGCTGGCTGTTATTTTTGTACCCAATTTTGATCTTATACATGTAGAAAGGATGATACATTATGGCAAAAGCAAAAAAATTGCCTTCTGGATCATGGCGATGCTTGGTCTATGATTATACGGATGCAAACGGGAAAAGAAAATATAAGTCTTTTACAGATGATGATCCGTCTCCATCCGGGCGACGTAGATGCGAAATGGCCGCTGCTGAATATGCAGCAACAAAAGAACAGCGAAACCGGTCTACTGCTACCATCACCGTGACCGAAGCTATAGACAGATATATTAAAAAATATCCGCAGCTTTCAGAAACCACCATAGACGGATACCGGACAATTCAGAAATATGGTTTTCAATCATTGATGGACAAAAAACTATCCTCTTTGAATAATGATGTATTGCAAAATGCCATAAACGAAGAATGTTCGCGCCCTTCCAGATCAACTAAAAGCAAAGGAAAACCAATTGGAGCGAAAACAGTAAAAAACGAATTTGGCTTAATATCTACAGTAATACATGAGTTCTACCCATTTGAAATTAATGTAAAACTTCCGCAGGCATCCACCAAGGTAAATAACATATCCATGCCGGAAACCATATTTAATGTGGTTAAAGGTACAGAGATTGAACTTCCAGTGCTGCTTGCAATGTGGTTAAGTTTTACGATGTCTGAAATAAAAGGATTAACCAAATCCGGTTCCATAAAAGGAAACTGTATATATATAGACAAAGTTACGGTGCATGTTAATGGGAAAGACATCGATAAAAGCATAGCCAAGAATCAAAAGCGAAACAGAATGCTCACTATTCCAGACTATATAAAAGAACTAATCGACAATGTAGAAACTGACAGGCTTGTCACATTAAGCGGTAAAGCAATCTCTAACCGCTTTTCGTACCTTCTTAAGAAGAATGGTCTGCCTCATATGTCTTTTCACGATTTAAGGCACGTGAGTGCGTCTGTAATGGCCATGCTGAATGTGCCAGACAATTATGCTCAGGATCGTGGCGGATGGAAAACCGACAAAACCATGAAAAGTAACTATGTACAGCAATTTAAAACAGCACGATCAGAAGTAGATAAAAAAATTGATGACTACTTTAATGCATCTTTGCTAAATAAAAATCCAGAGCAAAATAAAAAGTATCAAAGTTGGCTAACCTTGTTCGATAAGAAGGATACTCCAGATTCTGTAAAAGAATTTGAAGCATTTATGCAACACGAAATGCAACACGATAATAAAAAAACACCGTAA